ATCAGGCAGCGATACAGCCCCGGATGCACGACATCCGGGTCAAAGAGCGCCGCACGATACCAAATCTCGGTATACGGCACTTGCGGATCGGCCTGCGCTGACCCCTCCGCCGACGCCTGATGCGTGAACCGCGTTTCGTCCCTCTCCGTGGTGCCCCGATAGTCGTCAGGGATGTCCCACCCCGGCTGCTGCCGTGCCAGCGTCAACGGCATGACGCCCTTGATCCCCAACCACGCCGCGTCGTCGTAGACATGGCCCTTGAAATCGTGGGGGATCAACAGGCGCTTGGGCGGGATCTTGCTGATAAAACACCGCTCCCAGACGGGGACTTCGACCGGGGGCAGTTCCATGACCTGCATCTCCCCCGTCATGGGATCAATGCTGATCTGCGGTTCCTGTTCCACCTCGACCGTGCGGGTTTCATAGCCGATTTTGAGCGCCAAAAACCCGGAACTGGACAGGGCATCGAACAACGTGGCGTGGACTTCCCGCTTGACGTTCGCCGCGTCGGGGCCGAGCTTGTAGTTCAGCACCTTCTGTCGCAGCGGGAGAAACTGCTGGATCGGCAGTTTCTCAATCTTGGGATCGACCGGGATCAACTGGACTTCTGGCGTCTGGTAGAACAGTTGCGCCTTCTTCGCCTCGACATGGCGGAAATCCAGCAGCGGGTTCACCGCGTGCGCGTCCGCCGCCCGTCCCGTGGTGTAGCGTTCCAGGGAGGCTTCCCATTGCAGGTGATACGGTTTGGCAAACCGCTCCGCCCGCTCCACCCGGTCATCCCACGCCGACTTGTCCTCGTCCGACAACGCGACCGGCTGGCCCGGTGTCCACTTCATGCCAATACCCCTTGACGGTCACGCTCACGCCGCGCCTCAACCTGCTTCCACCAGCCCACCGTGTACGGCGCAAAGCCCTGCTTGACGCGAATCTGCGTCGGGCTGGGACGGCTCATCGCGCCATACCTGAGCGCGTCACACGCATGGTCGTCCTGTGTCGTGTCCACATCGTCCGGGTCATGCTTGGCCTGCAACATCGCGGGAAGCGTCCGAATCAGATACCGGCAGGACGGGTCAATGGTCAGCCACGGCTCCTGATCGGTCTTGTCCCGCAAGAGTTCATGCACGCGCTGCCAGCCAAGAAACCGGGAATTGTCTGATTTTCTACAGGGAATGCGATAGCGCAGCATGGTTTCCGCAATGCTTTCCCCGCGTCCAGCGCCGGTCTGCTGCCACATCGCCGGGTCACACGCGACATAGCGCAAACGATGGACACCCAAATCGCGCGTTTCGGCCCGAATCGCCCGTGACACCGCCTCAACGGTCATGTACTGGAACTTGTACTCACGAATGATGTGATAGCGCCCATCCGGCAAGCACAACCACCACAACACGCATCCTGGCGCGTTATAGCCCCAGTCGCATGAGGCAAAACTTTCGAGTTCACTGAGGATGCCCATGCGTGTGTGCAATGGATAAAAGTATAGCATTCCCTGTACGCATGTTAAAACGCCAACTCCCGCACATGCCACGGTTTGCCGTGCCGTTCCGCCCGGAACTCGCTGAAAAACGCCCCCTCAAAGACGTTCCAGTCCCCCTCCAGCAGTTGCCGCCGTCGCGTCTCCCGGAGGCCCATCAGGGCTTCCTTGTAGCCGGGGGCCATGTAGGGGTTATCGTCCAGCCGTGCCCCGTAAAACCGCCACCGCCGGGGGTCGTAGGCGGGAAATTCCTCGGGGTCCGGGTTCTGGTCAATGAAGAACTCCTTGACCCACAGCGCCCCCCGCCCGCCGGGATTGGTCGCCGTCATCACCAATGACCCGTCCAGCGCCTCTGCCGCGTTCCCCCGAATCTCCGCCAGGTGCGTATTCGTGCTTCGGGCACGGGTGAACAGTTCCAGCATGGCGTCCCGCTCAAACGTCACCAGCTCGTCCGGGGCAATCGCGTCGTATTCCGCCGAAAGATAGTTCTCAATCGCCCCGGAATCTTCCATGTGCCCCGCACGGATCACGCTTGCCGGCTGTCCAGGGTGCGGGAACTCAATCACCTTGTCGCCCTTGAACCACTTGCCCCCACGCCGCTCCACCTCATACGGCACAAACCGGAGATGCGACTGATCCAGGTCTTTGTGGGTCTTTCTCAGCAACAGCCCGTGAAACCCCGGAATCACGCGGGCCAGCTCATACAGCGTCTCTCGCAGCCAGCGCGACTTCCCCGGCCCCGCCTGCCCGCCCACCAGCAGCCGCGTCACCTCGGGGTCATACACCGCCTCATGCCACACCGTCTGCACCGGGGTCGGGACATACAAAAACTGGAGCGTTTTCCCCGATCCCGTAAAACTGGCATGGGTCACTTGGCGCTCCCGATCCGCCTCCGTGTCCCGGCACCACCACGCCCCCTGGCTCTTGACCAACGGGCCGTGGCACCAACAGCAGGTCGCCATCAGGCCGAGACGCTACGGCGCTTCCCGCGACACATACCGGCGCAGATCCACATTCAGATCCCGCCCGTTGGCCGTGCCGTAATACGTCGCCAACTGATCCCGCAAATTCTCCTGCCGAGGCCCCGCAATAAACGCCGACCCCGCCAAGTTCCCCTCTAACGCCTTCCCCAACTGCGTCGTCACATCCCCCGCAGGGAGCGCCACTAACGCCATCTCCTCCCCCCTCTCATCCCAGATATCCCACGATCTCTTGCGTCCGTTGCGTCCGCATCGTCAGGCCGCACGGCGCTGACAGGCTGGCGCTGACGGGGTGGCGCTGGCAGGCTGGCGCTGACGGCTTGGCGCTGACGGCTTGGCGCTGGCAGGGTGAATATACGCACCTACGGGTAGGGTCCCCTGCGGGGTGGCGCGCCGGAGGCCACCCCAGCCCGGCCCGGCCACCCCCACCACACAGCCCGCGACGCCGCCCACAATGCCCACCAGACGCCGCCAGCGCCCCACCACGGCCCACCAGCACGACCATGCGACCACCCCCCGCCAGCGCCGCGCTAGTCCTCATCATCGGCCTGTAGAGCGTTTGTGGGGGACTCCGGGTCGGGCAGGGCTAGGTTCGCCCGAACCGCCGCCAGCACCCCGGCACGGTCATCGCGGCCGGACGCAATGCCCAAGCCGACGCCGACTTGTAGTTGGACTTGTGGGGCTTCGTTCCGTGCCCACCGGTCTCGGAAGCGCCGCTCAAGGATATGCGCGGCTGCGCCCCAATGCTTTGAATCTGCCCGGGCCGCATCATCCAGGCGTGCGACTAGGCGGGCTTCGGCTTCGGCTTCCGCGCGCGTAATCGCGGCCGTGAGCACTGAATATCCCGTGTCGCGCCCGGCCCGTAAATCCTCGCGCCCACGTTCCTGCCATCCCCGCAACGTCCTGTCGGTGATCCCTACCAGGCGAGCAGCGGTGCTGGCGTAATTCCCTGCACGAATGGCAGTTAACAGGGTATAGGCGGTCTTTCCGCCGAATTTCCTGCCGTTTGGGCCGCTGTTCATCGTGGCGGCGGCACGCTCGCAGGCATCGGCCACCGGCCCGATCCAATCTGCTACCGGTTCACCGGACATCAGGCACAGTGTAACACCACCACTAGATGTTGTGGTCGCGGGTTTTCGGGCCTGTATCTTGTGGGGTACAAAACATACCTACTTGATACAAGATGGATAGCAGTCAACCGCGGATCGGACTGACTGACTAACGCAACAGACAAGGAGACAATCAGATGAAGCATCGTATTGTCGTGCGTCGTTCGGCCTTGATCTTTGATCTTCCTCCCACGTGGGAAGTAGTCAACCTTGATCTTGACTACGCGATCGGATGTTACTCCTCCTGGGCTGATGCTGTACGCGCAAAGTCGTGGATGGCTGAAAGGGATAGCGCCAGCTATCCGGGGTCGTCCCTGCGGGAGGAGGATCGCCATGATGAGCTCTGATCGCATGTTGTCCGCATGTGCGGCCGTATGTGCTGCGGCCGTGTGCCTGTACGCGCTCGTGCGTGGGCTGCTCGGGTTCTGAGCGACCGCGCGACACACAAGGAGGATCAGATGAACCGAGGGTTCAAAAAGCCTGCCTGCCTTGTGCCGGCCGACATGGCCGGCGCATTGAGCAAGCTATCGAAGCAGGCATTGCTCGACATCGCGTGGGACTTTGCCAGCATGGGGATTGACGACACAGGGACGCACGAGTCTGACAAGGCCGTATTCGCGCGTTTCGTGGAGCAGGCCGAGATTGTGGCCCGTCACCGCGGCGACAAACTGCCGAAGGAACTGGGATCTGACAGATGAGCACCTACGCACAGGAGCAGGCCGCCAAGCGCGCCACCGAGCGCGCCACGGCCACGCGGTACCGTTTCACGCGCGCCGGATGGGATCTCATCGACGCGCACGCGCGCACTCCGCCGGATGGCGCGATCGTGGTGAAAACCCAACCGTACGGATGCCCTAAAAATGGGACTCTGGGCCATTGCTACGTGGAAAACGCCGACACGGGCGAGTTTTACGGCTTGGTACAGGAAACAAACCTGGCGCGCGTCCGGCGCTAGCGCCACACAGGAGGATCAGACCATGAACGATGAGACGTACAACGGATGGGCAAACTACGAAACCTGGAATGTTGCACTGTGGATCGGTAACGACGAAGGCCTGTATAACATGGCCCGAGAGTATCGTTCGGCGCGCGATCCCTATGCGGCATTTGTGGACGCCTTGCGAGAGTTTGGCGGGACAATCGCAACCGAAACACCAGATCGTGTTGCGTGGAACGATTCATCGGTTGACGTGGACGCCATTAACGAGATGCTCGGGGAGCTATAGCGCCATGCGCCGGCGCCGGGGTTTCGACTCCGGCGCCGTCTGGATGGCACTAGCGCCACCAAATGGAGGATCAGACCATGAGCGATAAGACGCACGCCGACAGGTATACGCCCGAACATCTTACCCCGTACGAACGCCCGCGCGACTACGCGGGTGCACACTTCCCCGAGTACTACACGGTGTATGGCGTATATCATGGCTCGGACACACTCGCCCAATCCAACTGGCGCGTGCTGTTGCGCGCGTGCGGATTCACGGCCGAACGGCTTAGCACGGGAGAGATCCGCACAAACGCGCCCGACGGGCACGCGCCCGATCTGGTGATCGTGACTCGCGCCGGGCATTGTGCGGTCGGCTGGGTTGATACCCTCCGCGTGCACCAGGACGCGCCGGCGGAACTGCTGCAACGGCTCGACGACATGATCGGGAGCCTCAATGACGATCCGATCCTCGACTGGTCCGACTACAGCGAACTGGAATGGAATGAGGCCCGCGAGCACTGGGAACACATGAGCGTGCGTGACCGCGCGGAAATGATCCGGGATCTCGGCCCCGATGCGGGGATCTCGGTGTTTGCGGCCCGACGTGCGGAAATGCCAGAAGATCCAGCCGGGCGCCTGTACGAAGCCTTGGCGCTCGTGTAGCACGCACCGACGCCGGGGTTTCGGCTCCGGCGTCGTCTGGATGGCGCTATCGCCACCACAACGCAAAGGGAGAGTAATACACCATGAAAGCTATTGAAACGCACTATCTCGGCGCCACGAACACGCGCGGGAGCCGGATCAAGGCCACCGAGCCGGACGGACAGTCCGTCACGATTCCATATCCGTACGAACTGAGCGGAGAAGCGGTCCACAGGCACGCGGCTGAGGCCCTGCGGGATCGGATGGGGTGGGCCGGTGAGCTTGTCGGGGGAGCCACGAAGCGCGGGTACTGTTTTGTGTTCGTGGCGTAGCGACAGAAGGGAGACATACACCCACGCGCGGGGTGTGTGTCTACTAAAGGAAAGGTAAGACGATGGACGACATGACGACGATGGGTGACGACAATGGCTAACTATCTGCTCCGAGTGCCCGATGACTTGTACTCGCAGGCCAGATCACAGGCCAAGCTCCACGGGCTGTCACTCCGGGCGGCGTTAGTGCTGCTGCTGCGGGCCTGGATCGAGGGGCGCGTCACGATTGACGCGCGGGAGTAGGAAAAACGGGGGGCGGGGTTCTCCCAGATGCGGCAGCGGGGGGCTACCGCCCCCGCCCCCGAACTTGAGTATAACTGACAGATCATCGGCGCGGTTCATGCTTCGTCCTCTTGGCTCCACCGACGCGACTTGATCCGCGTCATCTGCCGCTCGTTGGCCGTCGCGCCCTCGCTCCAGTGGCATCGGTAGTCCAGCGCGTTCCGCCCCTCGACGACCAGCTTGCCATCCTCAATGAGCCGATGCTCGATGGCCGAGCAAATGAAGATGTTAGTCGGGTCGGCTATCAGCCCACGGTCACGGCTACGCTTGACGAGATGGTGATGCTCCAACCGCAGTTGCAGATCGACATGGCCCTTGACGAGATACACACCGCTGACTTGGCTGCGGTTCGCTTCTCGCGCTTCAGCTTGGGCGTAGGCCGCGTCCATCGCGCCCTTCAGGGCCACCTTGCGCTGGTGGCGACGGATTGATCCGCGCTCGCCCTTCCGCAAGTGCTCAGGGAAGGCGGGGTGATTCATGTCCATGCGCTTACGAGAACGGCCCCGGCCACGACCACGACCGCGACTGCGAACACGACCACCCCGACCACGACCCCGACCGCCCCGGCCACGTCCACAACCGCGACCGCGACCCCGACCGAAACCACGACCAGTCGTAGCCAGCCCTGAGCGTAGCCTGATTCACTTCTGGCTCCGAGGCAGCACGTTGATCTGCACCGCGTCGATCACCGCGCCACGCCCCACCACGACACGACCAGCCGGGAACGGTTCAACCTCCCCGAACTCGGCATTCTCGACCGCCTGCGCGAAGCGGCCGGTATCCGCGATCCATGCCGCGTCCTCCAGCACCAACTCGTGCGGCGTCACCGCCACGAGCCGCCCCGTGTCAATCATCGTGACCGTGCGAATGAGGTAGTTCTTCCCGATCTCCCATGCGCTGTTGTCGCACCCCGACGCGCCGCCCACGAGACACGCCAGCGCCTTTACGTCGCCAATCGTCAAATCGTCTAGCTTGCTCATCACTCCCCCTCATCCCTGCCTCGGCTCCGTCTCTGGCGCGCCGTGGAGGTCTACCCAATCGGCCCAGGTCAGCACCACCAGCGCGTCCTCGTCGCGCTGGCGCGGCCGACGCAGCACCAGCACCCCCGCCTTCCCCTTCCGCTGTCCCGTGCCGCAGATGCCACTCAGCCAGCCCCACAACCAGCCGGGGATGGCCTTTCGCACCTTCAGTTGATAGCAGGCGATGGCGTCCTCGAAGTCCGCGCCGTGGCGCTCGCCGGTCACGGGAATCCGCTCCGTGCCCACGTCTCGCGCCATGCGCCGTTCTGCGGCTTTCCACGAGCCGTTTCTCAAGCTTCGTCCACCAAGCTATCGCGTCGAGCCGTTTCATGCTTGCTGGCCGGTTCATCGCGCCCAGCGAGGAATACTGGCGTGGCACGGCGCATCCGCTCGCCGTGTTCTCTTTCAATCATCGCCGTGAACCCGTCGCGGCTTGCCGTCGTCCACCAGGAGTCCTTCGGAGCCGACGGCAGGGCGTGACGCCGAGGGAACAGGTAGCGGGGGGTGAGATAACTCTGGTCTGCTTCGTCTGACACGGCTCCAATCCCAGCACGGCCCATCAAACTCCACGCGAGACGAGCGACGGGCCTGCTCATTCAACCAACGCTCACTGACGTACATGGTCATCGCCGGCCGTCCTTCCGCAAGAGACGAGCAATCTCACGGCGCACCCGCCAGCGCATCAACCACCCGCGCGCCAGGGAGACGACCTGCACGACCGCCAAGCCCAACGCGGCGACCAGCGACAAGACAATGATGATTTGAAACGGGTCTCTCATCACAGCTCCTTACCACGCGAGTCTTTGCGATTTTTCGTCGTCCGTATGAACTCTAGACACAAATTCACATTGCGTTTCGCGCGGCGGTAGCAAGCGTATTCGTCACTGGCTTCCGACTCGTACTGCGCCCGCGTCGCCGGCAAATCACGCGCAAATGACGCCCGCAAGCGTTTGTATTCAATCTCCGCACGAACTTCGGCGTCAGTGGCGTTTGCCAAGATCGCGTTCAGGTGCGACAGAACCGTGTCAAGATCCAGGACAGAGGCGTCCATATCACTGAGCACGGCCGCCGCCCAAGACAGCGTGACCTCCACGACCCCACGCGACACACACGACGCGCACTCACAACTTGGCTCACACGGCTCATCGGGCCGTGCATGGCACGAATCGCAAGTTTCATTCATTCTGTTTTAGCCACCTATGCAAACTCAACGCCGCCAAGAACGCATCGAACTGCTGGCCGAGGTCGTCGCCCCCGATCTCCATCGGCTCCACCGTGTCATTGGCGGTCTTGGGTAGGCGCACGATCATGCCAGCCTCGGGCGTCGGCAGCTTGCCCATCTCGGTAACGGCCGTGCGATACGCGGCTGATTGGAGGGCGTGTTCGGGATAGATCCCCCCGCCGCGCTTCGGTTTGCTGGTTTTGAAATCGATCAACAGCACCCGCCCACCAACGCGGGCCAACAGATCCATCGTGCCCGCGTACTGATGCGTTCGGCTGTAGACCACCTGCTCCGTGGCAATCGGCTCCAGATCGACCTCACGCGCCCAGCCGAGAAACGCCTGATGCGCTTGCACCGCGGCCTGGTGCGGGTCCGTGACATCGGATTCAACAGGCAGCCTAAGCCTGGATCTGATGCTGTTCTCCACTAAACGGTGAGCCTGACTCCCGATGTCTGCGGCTTTTTCGAGCTGCCGCTCGTGCGCCCTCTGCTTGCCCAAGCGGTCGAGCAACAGCCCCTCGAACGCCTCGACCGGCATGGCCCCGTTGACCCCCTCGCGGTGCAGGGCGACGGCCGCACGCACGACCGCCTCCCGCTCCTGCTTCGCCGCCCAGTCAATCAGCGCGCGCTTGGCAATCACACCCAGAATGGTCGTGACCGACGGATACTTCTCACCGTCCACGACGTAGTGCCGGCCCCGCGCGCCAGTGACCTGCGTTACTCCCACTTCAGGGCCTCATCGGTGACGGGCGTGTCGGGGTCGGGCGCTTCCATGCCCTTCGGGAGCGGGGCCGCGGCCACGATGTCGGTGAACGTGCGGTTCCTGCCCTCCTTCTGCTGAATCGTCAGCAGCGCCCCCTTACCCACGATATCGTCGGTATCAAACTCCGACGCCTCGGCATCGCTGAAACGCTTGCCCCTCCACGCCTCAAGGAACAATCTCAGGCCAGCCCGCTCGTACATCGAGGCGGTGAATCGACGCGATACCCGCTGCCCTTCGCTGGTGAAGAAATCGAGCCGCAGCATGGGCTTCGACTTCGTGACATCCTGCCACGTCACCTCCACCATGCCCAGATCCTCCACCCCAGTACATGTGGCGGCAAAACTGCCAGCCGGGTGAAGCGCCGCCGACCCACCGTTCATTGGAATTTTCATCGCCCCCCCGCCTTCTTCCGCCACACCGACTTCATCCGCTCGCTTTGCAGCGCCCGCCGTTCGTCCGTCCACGCGCTTGTCCGGCGCTTCGTCTTGACGGACAGACCCGGGAACTGCGCCTCAACGTCGCGCGCCATCTTGAGATAACTGTCGCGGAGTTCCCGCGCCGACTCCAGCGCCGACATCCGCATCCCTTCCGCCTCCAGCAGTTGCAACTTGATTTCGTCCATCACGCCCATCGTCATTCTCCTTGTCTCGACGCCAGCATCGCGTCACGATGCTGCGCCCACTCACGCCGCCCGTCGTCTACTTGATCGTTGCTGATCGTGCCGTCCTGCACCCGAAGCACCGTGTTCAGCGCCAGGATCGCCGCGTACACCCAGTAGGCCCGCTTCTCCAAACCCGCAGCGTCCCACGGCAGACCGCCCAACTCGTCGCACATCCGCCGCGCCATCAGGATCGTCACGCCATCCGACCAGCGACCCACCTCACCGGGATCGCCGTCGCCCTGTGCGCTACTCATCGCTGTCCAACTGCGACACGATCCTGGCGTAGATCGCTCGCTCGTCCGCAACCGTCAGGCTGGCGCTGCACTCGTCGCAGACGAACCGCGGCAGCGTCGTCCAATCGTCGTCGTCCTCGCCTTCCGCGGCGTAATGAACAATCGTCGCACGATCATGCAGCCCGCAGACCCCGTAAATCTCGGGGCCGTCCTCGGGCCGCAAATCCACCACCAGATCACGCCGCACCGGATGCCTATAGATCATCATCGCGCCCTCCGATACGTGACCACGCCCCGCGCACTCACCACGCGGCGCAGCCCCAGCAGTTCC